CGACTTGGCCGTCAAGGACTGGCGCGGCGACTGCGTGCGCCCGAGCACCTGGCCGGAGTTCCGCGATCTCGTGGTGTTCCTGGCCGGCCCGAACCCGGCGCTGCCGGCGGATGCGCCGTTTTCTGATGCGCACTACCGGCATGTGTGTGAGCGCTACGGCGATCCCGCGCAACTGGCCAAGTACGACACCTACTTCGTCGACAGCATCACCGTACTCGCGCGCCTGGCGCTCGTCTGGGCCAAGACCCAGCCGCAGGCCTACAGCGAGCGCACTGGCAAGCCCGACACCCGGGGCGCCTACGGCCTGCTCGGCGCCGAGCTCATCGGGGCGCTGACCCACCTGCAGCACGCGCGCGGCAAGCACGTCGTGTTCGTGGCCATCCTCGACGAGCGCTTGGACGACTTCAACCGCAAGGTCTTCGTGCCGCAGATCGAGGGCGCCAAGACCGCAGCCGAGTTGCCCGGCATCGTCGATGAAGTCGTCACCTTGGCCGAGATCAAGGCCGAGGACGGCAGCGCCTACCGCGCCTTCGTCACCCACACCCTGAACCCCTACGGCTATCCGGCCAAGGACCGAAGCGGCCAGCTCGAGTTGCTGGAGCCGCCGAACCTGCGCGCGCTGATCGACAAGTGCGCCGCCGCCACCCGCATCCCGCCATCCCCCACTGCATCCCAGGAGTAAGCCATGACCCATTGGTCCGATTTCAACGACGCCGAACAGCAGCAGCACTTCGACCTGATCCCCAAGGGCACGCTCGCCCGCGTGCGCATGACCCTCAAGCCCGGGGGCTTTGATGACCCGGCGCAGGGCTGGACCGGCGGCTACGCCACGCAGAGCTTTGAGACCGGCTCGGTGTATCTCGCGGCCGAGTTCGTCGTGCTGGAGGGCGAGTACGCTCGGCGCAAGCTGTGGTCGAACATCGGCTTGCACAGCGCGAAGGGCCCGGCCTGGGGCCAGATGGGGCGCAGCTTCGTGCGCGCCGTGCTCAATTCCGCCCGCAATGTCCATCCCCAGGACATGAGCCCGCAGGCCGCCGCCGCGCGGCGCATCCAGGGCTTCCACGAGCTCGACGGCATCGAGTTTGCGGCCCGCATCGACGTCGAGAAGGACGGCCGCGGCGAGTTGAAGAACGTCATCCGAAACGCCGTCGAGCCCGACCACCCGGACTATGCGCGGCTGATGGGGTTGCCGCCCAAGACCCACCACGGCGGCGGTTCCTCCGGCGCGCCAGCCGCGGCCACGCCACCGCTTGCGATGCCCGCCCCGCAACGCCCCGCCGTGCCGGGCAAACCGGCCTGGGCGCAGTGAGAGGAGGGTCAGTGAAGTGTTGGGTCTGCAAACGACAGGCGCGCGGCTACGGCCACTCGGACCTTCGGCATCCGGTGGGCGACGCCCGGCGCTATCCGATCGACTGGGTGTTCTGCTCGCGGCGTTGCCAGGAGGTGTTTCATGCGCTCTATGGCCACTGGCTGCGCGTGCAGGAAGGACACACGCCCAAGACGGAGGTGGCCATGATCGATCCGTCTGACGTCGAACTGGCCGCGATGCGGAAGTGCCTCAAGGCCTTCGGCGAGGTCGCGGGCGAGATCGGCTTTGCCAAGCCGCTGGGCGAGTATTCCGAGGCCGAGGCGCTCCAGGTGGTCGACGCCATCGTCACCTGCTACACGGAGGCGATGGTCGAGCACCACGAGGCGACCAAGTATCCGCCGGTGCGGGGCTTGAAAGACCCGGTGTCCGACCCCTTCGCCGACCTCGAGGACGATCTGCCGTGGGAGGAGCCGAAGGCTCAAGCGCAGACGGCACGCACGGCAGCACCCAAGGAGGCGCGGCGATGATGGACTTCAACGCCTCCAAGAGCCTGTCGGGTCAGCTCACGGCGCTGATCGATGCCGGGATGCAGCAGTCTCGCGCGGCGCAGCCTCGCCGCACCTACCTGGGCGCCTCGCGCCTCGGGGTCGCCTGCGAGCGCGCGCTGCAGTACGAGTTTGCCGACGCCCCGGTCGATCCGGGTCGCGAGACCGACGGCCGCCTGCTGCGCGTCTTCGAGCGCGGCCACGTCATCGAGGACTGCATGGTCGGATGGCTGCGCGCGGCGGGCTTCGATCTGCGCACGCGCACCGACGCGGGCGAGCCCTTCGGCTTCTCGGCGCTGGACGGGCGCCTGCAGGGCCACGTCGATGGCGTGCTCGTCGCCGGGCCCGACCTCGGCCACGACAGCGGCTATCCCGCGCTGTGGGAGAACAAGTGCCTGGGCGCCAAATCGTGGCGCGAGTTGGAGAGACATCGCCTCGCGGTCGCCAAGCCCGTCTACGCCGCCCAGGTCGCGCTCTACCAGGCCTATCTCGAACTGCACGCGCACCCGGCCCTGTTCACGGCGGTGAACGCCGACACCATGGAGATCCACGCCGAGCTGGTGCCGTTCGATGCGGCGTTGGCGCAGCGCATGTCCGACCGGGCGGTCAAGATCCTCACGGCCACCAAGGCGGGCGAACTGCTTCCACGCGCCTTCGCCGATCCCACCCATGTCGAGTGCCGGATGTGTCCGTGGCAGGACCGGTGCTGGAGGGCTGCGGCATGAGGACCCGATCCGTATCGACGACGGGCGCGATTGGCGAGCCCATGATCGACGCCAAGCAAGCCGCGGCCAGCCTGCGCCTGCCGTACTACTGGTTCGCCGATCCAATGATGCGCGCCAAGCACCGCATCCCGCACTACCTTCTGGGTGGGCTGGTGCGCTACCGGCTGTCGGAACTGCAGGTTTGGGCCTCGCACCACGCGAGAGCCATGGCCCGCAGCGCGTCGGATGGCAGCGAGGAGGGCGGTGCATGATCGATTTCAACGCTCTCCCGGACCCGCCCGCCGACGCCGACCCCACCGCGCGCCGCGAGGAGATTCGCGCCGCCCTGCTCGCGAGGCTGGAGTCGGTGCTGTTCACCCTGTTCCCCGCTGGAAAGAAGCGCCGCGGCAAGTTCGTCATCGGCGACGTGCTCGGCAGCCCGGGCGACAGCCTGGAAGTCGTGCTCGACGGCGACAAGGCGGGACTGTGGACCGACCGCGCCGAAGGCTCCGGCGGCGATGTGTTCCACCTGATCGGCGCCCACTTCGGCGTGGACGTGCACGGCGACTTCGCCCGCGTCCTCGACCTGGCCGAGGACCTCGTCGGCCGAGCGCTCACGGCGCCGCCGCGCAAGGCGGCCAAGAAGGCCTCGATCGACGACCTCGGCCCGGCCACCGCCAAGTGGGACTACCTCGACGCACAAGGGCGCCTCATCGCCGTGGTCTACCGCTACGACCCGCCCGGGCGCAAGAAGGAGTTCCGGCCCTGGGACGCGCACCGCCGCAAGATGGCTCCGCCCGAGCCGCGGCCCCTCTACAACCAGCCGGGGATCCAGGACGCCGCCCAGGTCGTGCTGGTCGAGGGCGAGAAATGCGCCCAGGCCTTGATCGACGCCGGCGTGTGCGCCACCACCGCGATGCACGGGGCGAATGCGCCCGTGGACAAGACCGATTGGTCGCCGCTGGCGGGCAAGGCCGTCCTCCTCTGGCCCGATCGCGACAAACCCGGCTGGGACTATGCGATGGCCGCGGCGCAGGCCGCACTCGCCGCCGGCGCCGCCTCCTGCGACGTGCTGCTGCCGCCCGACGACAAGCCCGAGGGGTGGGACGCGGCCGACGCCGTCGCCCAAGGCTTCGACGTCGCCGCCTTCATCGCCTCGGGCCCGCGGATGAGCATCAAGCCAGCACTTGGGCAGCCCACGCAGGAGCCTTCCGTCTGGGCCACCGACGACGCGCTGGCGCTGAGCTTCACCAGCCGCTACAGCGAAGACTGGCGCTACTGCGCCGCCTGGGGCAAGTGGCTGGTGTGGGACGGCCGGCGCTGGCAGGCGGACGAGACGCTGTTGGTGCACCACCTCATCCGGGCGATCTGCCGCGAGGCGGCGCTCAAGGCCGACTCCCACCGGCTGGCGGCCAAGCTCGCCGCGAGCAGCACGGTCGGCGGCGTGGAGCG